GTTGAAAAGTAAAGTGGGATTCAAAGGCATCGCCAAAAAGGTGGTGCTTTTTCTTTTGGTTGGAGTGGCAGCGCAGTTAGATTCAGCGTTTGGAAGTAATAGTGCCATTCGTGAAGCGACAATCTTCTTCTTTATCGGGAATGAGTTGCTATCTCTTTTAGAAAATGCGGGGCGTATGGGAATCCCTTTACCTTCAGCATTAACAAATGCAGTTGAAATTTTAGGTGGTAAACAAAAACAAGAAGAGAAGAAAAAGGAGGGAAAATAATATGGCTTATAATGTAGTAGTTATTCATGCAGGTCATACTCGTGGTGGAGGTGCAAGAGGTAGCGGTTTTGAGGAGTCAGCAGTAGCGAGACAGTTCGTACCTATCTTGTTTGAAGCGTTCCGTAAAGTAGGACAGAACGTAGTTGATGTTACAGACAATGTGAGCACGACTCAATCTGCTAATCTATCAAGACTAGTATCGGCAAGTAATGCCGTACCCGGTAACGAGTTAAATATCTCATTACATTTCAATAGTAGTAGTGATCCGTCGTCTAACGGCGTAGAGACGCTTTATTACGATCAACTAGGATTATCTGATAAAGTATCAGCGGCTATCTCAAAGGCTTCAGGGTTACGCCTGCGTGATTCAAAAGTGCGAAAAGACCTAGCAGTGTTAAATGGCACGCATGCTCCAGCCATCCTCATTGAGCTTGCTTTTATTAGTAACGCTTCAGACATGAAGAAGTTCTTTGACAACATGCAGGCAATCGCAAATGCTATTGTACAAGCTGTTACAGGTGTAACAGTATCGGGTGGAGGTGGTAATCCAGTAATTGGTAAACAAAACATCATCCAAACAGGAGCGTTCTCGCCATATGAGGTTCCTGATGTAGCAGGAGCTATGAAATCTCTTAATATGACAGGTAAATTTACACTTAAAGGAGATGGATTAACTTTCGTAGTAACAGAACCTACGAGTGATACACAATTAAAAGCGATGAAAGAATACCTCGACCGTAAAGGTTGGTGGTATGAAGTTAAATAAAAATAAGAGCCGTCCTGTTGGGCGGTTTTTTTATTTTCTAACGATTTTATTTACCTTTCTTCATTTTTACATAGTATGTTATAGTTTATTAAGATGAAAAGGAAAGGTAAGATTTTATGACAGACAACGATTTGTTTATTGTAAGGAACAGGCCCATGATGGGAGGTTTTATAAAAATATTTATCTTATATGCATCTATTTATGGGATTGTTTCTGTTTTCACAGAGAATATAATGATACGAGGCGTAAAAGATGCGGCTTTAATATTATTGATACTAGGTTGTTTGTGGAATTTCATTTTCACTAAAGATAATAAACAAATAGGATTAAAGATAACGTTATTAATCTTATTATCATTTTTAACAATCATAGGAATTATAGGTAATATTAACAATGGTGACTTAGTTACATATACATACGGAATGAAAATAACTATTATACCTATAGGAGCTTTGTTAATTGGTATGTTGGCTAAAAAGTATCATATATCTTTAGATAAAGTTTTAATAGCAATATTCTTCTCTTTAATAATTGTTTGGACCCTACAATATCAATTAGGAGTAGATTATCTAGTAAGTATGGGGTTTGAATACGGAAAAAACGTAAAACATATAGATGGATTCCCCAGACTTCCATCAATTGTCGGGAACCCGGATGGATATGCATTTCTTCTTTGTATAACAGGTATTTTAGTAGAGTACAGCAACACTTTGTTTAAAAAGAAAAAAACTAGACTGTTTATAAAAACATTAACATTAGCATTTTTGTTACTTTCTACAATAAGATCGGCATTATTATTATGGTTAGTATTCCAATTTCTTATGTTTATACCTAAAATTAGAAAGGCGGCTAATAAACATAAACTCCTTTCGATATCCGCTATATTTTATATTATTTGTTTCTTAATAATAGCTTGGCTAGCATTTTTAAGTGATTCGAAAATAGGGATGAGTAGCTCGTTAATTGACCGCCTATCGCATTGGGGCAAAAACGCCCCTCAAATAAATACATTAGAAGGATTCGTAGGTAAAGGGATAGGAAACGTTGGTGCTGCAAGTCTTCGGCTAAATGATTTAGGGACCCGTAATGATGAATACGCTGTAGATAATCAATTTTTAGCTATGTACGAACAAGTTGGAATTACTGGCGTTTTATTACTTTTAGTTCTTATTACCATCATGATATCACGACTTAAAAACAACTTTAAAGACAATACGCAAAAATCAGTAGCACTATCACTATTTTTAGCTACACTTGTATCGTGTATGTTCACAAACGTATTAGAAGTTTATCCTTTTAATGTTGTATTATGGATTTTTGTAGGTTCAAACATAGCGGAATATAATAATAAAGTTGTAACTAGAAGAGAATTTAACAGTCTTAAGAAATCTGCATAATTAAAGACACAAAAAATATTGAAGATAGTAAAAATTGGTTATTCCTACCATCTTTTTAATTAAGTGTGAAGTCAAAACAAAAGCCGCCCTGTTGGGTGGCTTTTTATTTACATCCAAAAGTCATCGTAATGTACATCTTTATTAGTTAAATTTTTTAATGCCTTTATAATTTTTTGAGCATTCTTCATAGTCGGAGAGAATTTATCCCCTTGACATACACGACTTATTGTCGATTTACTTACACCGCTTCTTTCCGCTAATTCCTGCTGAGTAATTTTGTTTTTCTCCAGAAAATTGGAGAGTTTCGACTTTCTCCCTTTACCAGAAATAAGCCAGCCCATTCTAATCACTCCTGTTTTAAGTTCTTAGTACAAGAGTGGTCAAAGATTTCATTTTTTAAACATCCCGAAAATGGGAATTATGAAAATCTCCGTTTTAATAAAGATAGTTTCTTTCCAGGTTCTTCTGCATAATACTTCATGTAATCGCACATTAGAATATTAATCAGTTTATCAGCAGTATAACCATGCATAGGAAACGTGTGAGCCATATCCGAAAAAAACACTTCAATCCGTCTTAATGTTCTTCTATCAATCTTTATAGAGATCGTTCCGTATCGCTCATCATTTTCATTGAACTCTAATTCATAATCTGTATAGTGCTTCTTACTTTCTAAGATTTGATACAGCTGCTCCATACTATTCTTAGACCTTATATGTTCTAGAAAATCCTCAACAAGTATCTCGGCTAGATCACTAGCGTTACACTCATAGTCTTCCTCTTCCATATCTTCGATAATAATATTCATACGGAATAAGTGAATTTTGAGCATCTTCACTTCAAAACGGTACTTCTCTTTTAATTTCCACTCAATTTTAGTTCGTTCCCACCAGTTACTAGCACTCATAAGCTGTATTTCTTTTGTCATCACATCGTACTTACTATACATGCTGTCACCTCTCACATAGTGCGTAATGCAAAACATAAAATACGTGTTGCTGCAGCTCTTTGTGAAACTCCCCATTCAATCGCCAACTGGACAAGCTTAAAATGTGTTTCCTGCTCCAATTTCGCGTGAATGTACTTTTTAGTGTCTTTATATTCGTATGCATGTATTTCGCTTATATAATCAATTCTGAGGTGTTCTGTGATTAATTTAGACATGAATTGTGTAGTAGTTATTCCTTCTTGGAATGATGAGGATCTTATTAGTTGTCTTTGTATTTCATTTACAGGGATTTTTACGTCTTTCTTTTTATCGCAACGAGTTTTACGAGGTTGTGAGTTTGTTATTGTAGTAGATTGTTTTCGAGGTTCAAACATAGGGTTGATTACACTCATGAAGCTCCCCTCTTTCGAAAATTCACCTCTTCCCTCTCTTTTATCTCAGGGCCACTTTTCCAAAATTCCATTATTCCACGGAAAAACAATGAGAGAGAGGGAGAAGAGATATTTTCTTTACATAATGATTTACCAGTTACCCAGACTATCCAATAAATCCATGGCATTATCTACGGCTGCTTCTGAAGGTTTTTCTTCTTCTCCTGCATCGTTTGGTATGCCATGAGTATTTATGTTGATTAGTAACTTCTTAACTAATTGAAGCGGATCTTCTTCACCAGCAACCTCAGCAAGTACCTGGTACATTTCTAATCGTTTCTTGATCTGCTTATTTACGTAGCCTTTTTGCCCTTTTCCTTGTTCCTCTAAGCGAGTTACAAAGTTATAAAGAACCTTATCATTGTTAGGATTAAGCTCAATTTGAAGCTTTTTCTTTTGTAAGTTTGTCAAAGACATCACATCCTAAATAGTAGTATCCTAATAGGTTAGCTTCTTGACCATTTTCTAGAACCGCAAATGTTGGGAATTGCTCTTTTTTCTTCTCAATACGCTTTTTATGAAGCGCGGCCATTCCACCAGTCCAAACAATTTTATCGTATACAGCTAGGTTGAACTTTTGAGAAACTTCACGTAGCGCTGCATCGAAATGACGTTGTAATTCTTCATCAACCTTCTCAGCTACGTCTTTGTGAGTGTATAAGTCATATAGAGAGCCATTGTACTTATAGCCATTCTCAAGGATGTAGTGCATGTTAGAAACGCTTAAATCAGGAGTTTCGCCGATGTTATCGCGAACGATTTGCTCAATAGCCATGAACGCTTTCTCGCAACCTAATTCAGTTCCTAAACGGTCGATAACAGCATTACCAGACATATCAGTAACGTCAAATGTACCAAATCCACCATCGATAATAAGAATACGATCTTCTTTATTAATAATTTCTTTTTTAACCAGGTAGTATTGTGTTCCTACTGGCTGCGGAATTACTAAACATTCTTTTACTTTAACTGTAATTAATTCACCGTTTACTTTTACTGCTGTTTCTTCCATAGCTACCTTACGGATTGATTCACGTTGATTACCAAAGTGAGATACTGGAAGACCTGTAACAAGTAATGGAATAGTAACGTTCTTCTTAAAGTCTTTTGCAATGAATCCGAATAATTGTTTCTTAAATGTTGGATCCTCGTAACGTTTCGCTTTGTTCTCGCCAAGCGCACGAATTAATGGAAGCTTTGATTTTCTAGCTTCTTCTCCTATGTAGTAAGGGAAGTCAGTGTTTGTAAGTTCGATTTTCGTGAAACTAGCTTCGTTGTAATAGTCATCTACTGGCGCTAACACCGATAATTCTGTAATAACATCAGCCTCTAGTGATTTATTTTTCTTTGAAGCACGTTTTGTAAAGCCATTTCCTAAGTCAATCGCATATGGATTTCCTAATAACATATATATTCCCCTTTCAAAACCAATGGTTAATCATTGATATTTTTAATCCTAACAGATACTTACGTTTTAATTCAATGAAATATACCAAAAATGATAAATTTATCATTGGTTAATCATTGATTATTTGTTTGCGAGGTCGTAGGGCACCGCAAAGGCTTCGCAATATCTACAAAAGTTCATGTTGCGAGGTGGGGAAGACATAAGCTTGTCCTCCCTAAGATTCGTCGAAATCCCCTACAAACCGAAAAAACCTCTTTTTCACAACAGATATGGTATGTGAAATTTTATATACAAAAGGTTATCCGAAAATAACCTATGCTCGTTTATACTGTTTCATTATCGCTTCGAATTTCTTTTCAGCTTCAATATTGTTTTCTGTTTGACCACTTACCTCTTCATCCGGCTTATTCTTCCATTCAGGTACTGGATCTTTACGAATAATCTTTCTGCCATTAGAATGATTATTCTTTTCTTGTTGCTTACGCTTAAAATCTTCTGTATATGCATCAATGTCTTCAACTTGTTTAACGCCAAATTCATGCCATTTATTCAAGATGCCTTCTATATAACGTAATTCAACTTTATCCGCTTTAATTGCTATTCTAATAGCTTCAATGAATATTGCATGTCCATGTTCACCTAATGTTGCAACCCACTGTTCTATTTGAGTTCTTTCGTCTTTAGAAATCCTTTTAATACCTTTTGATTCTTTGTAATAATTAATAGCATTACTACTACTACTTATATAAGTATTAAAAGAAGTATTAAAAGAAGTATTATTATTACCTTCAAAATTTGAACTACCTGGTTCATTTTTTGAACTACCTAGTTCATTTTTTGAACTACCCATTTCGTTATTTTTAGGTGGTTCATTTTTTGAACTACCCTTATTAATTTTCTTGTTTTCTTCTTTCATGAGCTTCTTAGTGTTCTTACGTTCTCTATCGCGTTGACGCTTCTTCTCTACAGCAACTTCATTATCAATAGAGTTATAACGGATAGTCTCAGGTATTTCTAAAAGCCAGTATGTGTTAGGGTGATACTCACCGTTAGCTTTCTTACCGCCTTCTTCAACTTCTACTAGATCCATATCAACTAAACGTTTAATTGAATCACGAATAGTGTTTTTACTTTTCGTTGCACACATAGCTGCGATTGTTCCGATTGATGGTTTAACAGTGCTAGTCTCATCGTAAAAGTTAAATCTTTCTAACACGATATAAACCAGTTTATCGATAGCGTAATCAAATGTAATGCAATCTAAAATCTCGTTATCTATTTGGGTGAATCTGTTTTTCTTTCTGCTTTTGACTTTAAATGAGTCGTGGTTGTTGTTTTTAGACATAATAAAAAATCCTCCATTTTCACTCCCAGCCTAAAATTGGGTGCAACGAAATAGAGGATTTGTGTTTACGTTTTTTTGAAGTTATGATACTATCGTTATAGACAGTATTAACTTAATGACGTAAATTCACAAAACCTCTGCTTTCGCGAGTTTTTAAATGGTGTTCTGGCGACCAACCTTTCAACCATCTAAAAACTGTTGCTGGGGTTTTTGTTTTTTTATATTAAAGTATTTGTTTAAAAATCTATGTATCTACCCTCAATCTTAACAGAAGATTGACGAAAAAAGAAGACAAAAAGAGAAGACACTCGAATTAGGTGTCTTCTCTTTTTATATTTAATGTGCTTTTACAGTGAGCGCATTGTATTTGTTCTTGCTTAAATGCAAGATGTTGTCTACTACAAGTCGGACAAATTATACCGACAGGAGTTCTACTAGCTTTATAGCATAAGAATCCAATAAGAGCGAATACGATTCCGAATAAGATCTGCGACAACACAAGAGACATTAACACTCCTATAACCATAACAATCATAAGTGGCTTCATCATTTTGCGGGCATTATGTGTAGCTGTGCTTTCTCTGATGTTAATTGCGTTCACAACTACTGTTTGAGGTGTGTATACAGGTTGATCATAAACTTGTTCAACGTTAGGTTTGTTCCCTATACGTTGTTCGTAAGAAATCCCAGTACCAGGAATTGATGTAGTAAATCGCGTTCCTGATGGACCTACACTAACACGAGCGCCTTTGACACCAGCGCTAACACCAATACCTTTCTTGCTCATATTCAATCTAACACCTGGAGCGACCTTTATACTTTTACGGAATCTAAACCCCATGTTATTGCACCCTTTCTATAAGTGGTGATGCGATCGTTGGCATTCCAGTCAGAGCATCTTTCTCCATGAATTTTCCGTACACTCGAACTGTATCTCCTTCTTTGAAATGTCCTTTATTTGTATTATCTATATCAGCATTTAACACTTTAAATACCCCAATTCCGCCATTCTCTTCTGTTTTCAACATGAAATAATCAGATGTTTTTAATTCCTTTTCAACGGCCGATAACAATTTATCGATTTTTCCCTCAAAGAATACCTTTTTATCCGTAGGTGGGTTGTCACTATTAAACTCAACAAAGTCACCTTTTACAGCTTCTTTCTTGAATGATTCGTTTATTTCCTTCTGTGATGGTTTCTTTTCTTCTTGTTTAGGTGTAGTTGTTTCTGTAGCTGTTTTCTCTTGTGATCCGCATGCCGCTAATGAAAATGCAATCGCTCCACCAGTTATAAGAGTAGTTATTTTCGTAAACATTTTGTTCCTCCAAGTATGTAAAATTGTAAGATTTATAGAAAGCATAACAAATTTAGTTACAACTGTTTTGTCATATTTTGTCGAATGAAAATAAAAAAAGAGAGCCGGAGCCCTCGCTGGTAAGAATGGTAATATTATGTAAAATTTTACCACTATTCATTGGAAAACTTTTCTTCTACAATGAATTTAAATCAGAATATATCTTGATTATCCTCAAGCATATCGATTAACACGGAGACTTGCTTACAAAAACGTTCTCTTTGATGTTCATTTAACGCCGTATACGTTGTTTGGACATTAGATAATAGTTCTTGTAGTGGTTCATCTTCAAAATCGCTCTTGAAGCCGATAAGCACGTCTACCGAGACATTGAAGAAGGAGGCGATAATAACCAAAGTATCTATATCTGGTTGGTATCGATCAGTTTCCCAATTCTTGATTTGGCTCCTGCTCAAGTTTAACTTGTGGGAAAGTTGCTCTTGAGTTAAGCCACGTGACTTCCTTAGTTTTTTTAGAATCTGTCCAAAGTGTCTCATAATTTAAAGTATAAATACTAAACAACTATACTACTATTTATGGGCGGTTAACTACCTTTAATGATAAAATGGTAGTATAAGTTTCTTTTTAAAGAAAATAAAATAGAACAAAAGTTCGTGTTTTGTGGTAAAATATGCATGTGAAGACTTTTATACGTTCCATGCATATTTGCATATTTTATTTTTATACTTCTTGAAAACGTTGGTATACAGCGGTTTCTTAACTTTCTCAATAATTGTCTGATAACTACACGACTGAATTTTGGGAAAAATGTGGTATTATGAAAACATTAAAATAAACGGACGTAAAAAAGACTCACAGCGTGTATAAGTAGTGCGCTAACACTCTTACACCGCTTTCCCTAACGCACTAGGGAAAACACTTACTGCAAGTCTTACATAAATTATAACACATCTTTTGAATGTAGTGACGCGTTTTCCTCTAAATGTAACAAAATGGGTATAACGTGTCTTTTTGTTCCGACAAGGGGGACAACATCTTGCAAGAATTATTAAATAGCCTTAAAGGAGATTTGTGTTTAGCTGGAATTACTAATGGTAAATTAGCTTCATGTTGGGGGATATCTCCTAGTGGTGTATCTGATGTTTTTAAAGGAAGAAGACAGATGCGTTTTTCGTACCTATCAACATCGTTAGCTTTACTGAATAAGGGTACAAAAACAGAAAGAGAATTTATTTCTAGATACGCTAAAGTAGCAAAACCTAAAAACAGAAGAGAGATCATGGAGTACTTATCGTTACGTGGTGATTTCGATTCATTAAAAGTAATCGTAGATCAAGAGAAAGAATCAAAGACTGCTATAAATAGAGAATGGTCTAATGTCTATGATTTGATCCATAAAAGGTTTACTGAAAAAGTTGAACTACTTGAATTTTATAATTTGATGCGAGAAAAAAATAAAAAGACAAGTTGCTTAGAAATGAAAGTTCTAATCGATTTGCTGTTATGCCAATTATTATACCAAACAGGAAACCATAATTTAATTTCTGATAAAATGAACGAAATTCAGAGCAACATTAACGACATATCAAATGAATTTATAGAAAAGACATTTGATTTACGTTTAAAAGAAGCTGAAGCGGTTCTTTTATTAAGAAACGGAAACATCATTGAAGCACGAAAGAAATGCAATGAAATGTTAAGTGTTTGTGAACTAAATCCTTATTATTTATTACCTAATGCGATGGCCTATTTTAAATTAGGAGAATCTTATATTTTTGAGGATTATGAGAAATCGAAAAAATATTTACTAAAGGCGTATGAAGTTCTGGGAGATTTAGATTATGTTGGTGTAGAAGAAAAAAAGAAAATGTTCCAGTATACTTTATCTTTTTTGAAGATATACCATTCGAAAGACCTGGATACATTAAATGAAATTCATACAGCTGAAATGGCATTTTTGAAGATACGACAAGGTTTGAAAAAAGAGGCAGAACAAATGTTAATGAAGCTAAAGAAAGAAACCGGTTCATTAAGCGCTATACAAACTGTTTACTTAGCAATGGCGCAAGATAATGAAAGCTTGATGAAAGAAGCTCATGAAAATTTATTACGAAAAGGCGATATATTTTATTCGCAAATGACGAAATTATACTTGGGCTTATCTTGAAAAAATGGTATAATTATGTTTAAAGGTAGGTGAATTAAATTTGAAAAAACTTTTAGCAATTATACCTATGTTAGCTGTATTAGGAGGATTTTTATTAAACTCTTCTAACGTGCCGAATGAGCAAACAAAGCAAACGGCAGCTGAAGCTAAACAACCTATAGTTTTATATTCTGAGGATCCAGGCGGCTGGTAGGTCTTGGATATTTAATATACGATATAAAGAATGCGATCATCCTTCGAGGGTGGTCGCATTCGTGGTTTCTGGAGATATTCTGTTTTTTGTAGAATTTATAAAAACAGAATTAATTCCAAAAAAATACAATTATTTGGGGATGTAGGGGGAACTTGAAATGATTAAAGAGAAATTGGCAAAAGAATTAATGGTGCAGTGGCTTTTAGAAAACAAAGGAACAGACCCAAAAGAAATTTTAGAAGAAATCACTTCTCATACATATACAGAAGAGAAATTAAAAGAAGCTAACTGAGTAGTTAGCTTCTTTTGTAATGTACATTATTTTTGGTTTTTAGTGAAATTCACGTACATCGCTGCTTGTTTCCATGCGTTTTCTTGTTCTTCTTTAGGTAGATCAGCTACTAATTCCATAAATCTTCTAGCCATTTCATCAGCTATTTTATTTTCTTCTTCAGTTAAACGTGGGTCTGAAGATCTTCCTAATAAGTAATCAGTCGAAACACAAAACAGATCCGCAATAGAGTTCAATACAGTCATGCTAGGTTCAATTCTGTTATTTTCTAAATGTGAGTATGTTGCTCTTGATATGTTTAACAGGTTAGCTACATCGCCTTGTGTGCGCTTGCCCCTCAGTTGTTTTAGTTTTTCTCCAAAAGTCATTTTTAATTTTCCCCTCTCAGTAAATCCTTAATTACATTATAGATACAAATTTTATCACTTTAAACCCCTTTTTAGAAAAATGATAAAAAATTTATAAAATCTGTTGACGATAAAAAATTTATCATTTATACTGAAGTCAACAAAGAAACGCGAGTTGAAATGGAAGGTGGTTAAATGAATAACATCTTAAGAATAGAAAGAAAAAAGATGAAATTCACACAAAAGCAATTGGCTGAAAAGCTTGGTATATCAACTGTTTATGTTCGTAAAATTGAGAGTGGATATATACCGAGACCAGATATAATGGTTAAGTACCAGGATGTATTTGACATAAGTGTTAAAGAGCTGTTTCCTGATTATTTTTCGGTATTTGATGATAAAAAATTTATCATTTGAATAAAGGAGGAAAGAAAATGAATCAATTAAAGATCGTAGCAAACGAAATGCTTCCAGTTTATCAAAATGAAAATAACGAAAAAGTAGTAAACGCACGAGAGCTTCATGAACAATTGTTAGTTAATACAAGATTTAACGATTGGATCTCAAGACTGATTAACAATTACGGTTTTGCACAAGACGAAGACTTTTACTCATTTTTGAGTAAAACGAACGGTAGGCCATCTACTGAATATTTACTAACCATCGATACAGCTAAAGAAATTGCGATGGTACAAAATAACGAAGCTGGACGAGCAATCAGAAAATACTTCATTGAAGTAGAAAAACGATTCCGCCAACAACAAGCGAAGTCGCCAGCCGAGTTGATCTACATGCTAGCTCAACAGAATATGGAAAGCGAAAGACGAATGTCGCAACTACAACAGCAAGTGACAACAGTACAACACAGATTAGATAACTACGACAGAATCGACACTATCGGTGACTTGCAGCAACGATTAAACAAAATGATTAGACGATATGCACATCAAGAAAGAATGCCTATATCAAATGCATGGAAAGCCTTCACAGAAGCATTCAACACTGCATATAAAACGAACTTAAAATTGAAAATCACAAATTACAAAGAAAAACATGGTTTGAAAGACTTAACAAGACCGCAGTACTTATCAATGACAAATCAATTAGAAGATGCGGTTCGAGTAGCTGACAAACTTCTTAATAAAGGAAGTGCAACGGCATGAGTCAACTAAAAGAAGCGATAGATATTTTAGAATCAGCTTTCACAGATGTTAGAGATCGTTATCCGGCAACACTAACTAATTCACATGGCTCATTCCCAAGCATCATGAATAGAACTGAATACTTAGAAGGGTTAATCGAAAATGCTTTAAACATTCTTTGGGAACACGAGGAGGAATAAACAATGGAAGAAAGCACATTCTCACACTTCATGGTATTGGTGGTAGTTATCGGGATTGCAGGATTCATTTATTTGATGGATCGGATAGATAAAAGGTTCATGAAGGATGGAAAGTGATGGATAAACAGCAGCGGGATAAAGAAGAGAAAGTAAACATTATTAAAATGTTACGTGATTTAAGAGATAGAGGGATACATAACAGCGCAGATAAGGTTGAGGAAATGCATAAGGAGTTTATAACTTTAGCTAAGTAGAGAGGGGAATGGGAATGGGCTGGGCTTTAGATGGTGGAGAAGATATTGGCGGTCAAATGGCTGATCGTGATTTGTGGATTGAAGAAATGGCACGGATTGCAGGTATCAAGGAAGATAGAAAATTAAGAGTTAAATCACTTTCGGGAAGATATGTTGTTGCAACTACAGGTAAGAGTTCAAATAAAATAGTTTTCTTCCAAAATCAAAAGGTTAGTAAAGGTGGTTATTGGACTCAATATTTAAGTAATGCTTTCGGATTCGATGATTTAGCTAAAGCTATTCAAATAGCTAAAGGATTTAAATATGGAAATCCACGAGTTGCAATAGTTACAGCAGAAGGAAATTATCAATGGATAAAATAAACAAAATCATAATTCGAAGATAGGACAAGCCTTTGCTTGTCGGAATATTCAGGAATCTAACGGTATCCCCCACCTAGTAAACAGGTTCCTGGATATTCCGATGCGTGAAAGCATCAAAACAAAATAAAACCAGCCGATTACCCCTAATCGACTGGTTCATGAAACGACGCAATATTTGTACCTCTATTATATCACAGTCGTTTCTTCTAAGTAAATAAGGAGGAATGTGGAAATGAAAGATGTGTTAGATAAGCAAAAAGAACGTGCAATCGAAACTTTAAAACAAATGTCTGAAAAGGAACAAGATAGCGTAAGAAAGCTAGATATCGACTATGTAATTACAGTTTTAACAAATAAACCGCATGGCGCTATGCCGTTCTAGGAGGATATGAAAATGAAATTATATGAACTTACTTCTAATTATAGAGAGTTACAAATGATGATTGAGGATGGCGTAGATCCATCAGCGTTGGCAGACACGTTACAAGCAATTGAAGAAAGCATTCAGGATAAAGTGCAAAACACAGCGTTAGTAATTCGCAACCTTGAAGCTGATGTAGATGCTATCAAAGCGGAAGAAAAGCGCCTAGCGGAACGCAGAAAGGCGATAGAAAACAATTGTAAAGGATTAAAAGATTACTTGTATCAGCAAATGACAGCAACTGATTTAAAGCGTATCAAAGGAACAATCGTAACGGTAGGCATCCAAAAGAATCCAGCGAGCTTAGACATCGCAGAAGATGCAGTTGTTCCTCCGGAATATATGGTACCGCAACCAGCAAAGGTTGATAAGAAATCATTACTTGCAGCGGTTAAAGAGGGAATGCAGTGGGATGGAATTACATTACGTCAGAGTGAAGGGGTTCGGATTCGATGAGTGATAAAACACTTTTTCAACAATTATACGACATTAATGTGAATGACAAGTTAGAGAAAAAAGCTAACTTATCGTATCTCTCTTGGGCATGGGCGTGGGCTGAAGTCAAGAAGATAGACCCTAACACGTCAGCTGAAATCCATGAATTTCCATTGCCTGGTGTAGAAGGGATAAAAGTTCCGTATTTACAAACACCAACAGGTTATTTTGTCAAAGTGAGCGTGACAATTAAAGGACAAACAGAAACAGAATGGCTTCCAGTCATGGATCATAGAAACAAAACGGTAGAGAAACCAAGTGCGTTCGATATCAATAAAACTACGAAACGTTGCTTAGTAAAAGCGATAGCGTTACATGGTTTAGGACTATATGTATATGCAGGTGAGGACTTACCAGAAGCGGATGCGACGGAACCAAATGGAAAGCAATCGAATTATAGCAATCATTCTAATGCAACAAACAAGCCGCAAGGTAGCAATGGCAGCAGAGCATCAGAAAAACAAATGAAGATGATAAAAGCAAAGATAAAGAATGTCAGTAAATTAGCTAGAGGGAAAGGGTATGAAACTAAGGACACTGATGTAGAAGTGACATTAAAGAAAGATATGCAAACGCAGCTTAATATAGATGACTTCGATTCAAAAATGGCATCTAAAGCAATCGAATTATTAATCAGTTGGGAAAATCAATATAGCCAATCAGCTTAAGGAGTGAAAAACCTATGTTAGATAAAAACCAATCAAAAGTCGTCCTTCCGGCGTGGGTTAGCGAGGGCGCAAAAAATGAACAAGAAATTAAAGTAAAGGCGATTGAGTACATTACTCCCGATCGCTATCCAGGATACAAAATATTGAAGATTAAAGATGGTATCGCAGTGTGCGAGAGGGAGAGTGTGTGATGTTCCAAGTGCCAGTAAGACGTGGGTCGATGAAAGAAATGTTAACAGCAGTTCGTGATTTAGAGAGACGAGGTTATGACTACGTAACGCCAATCAATAAAGTTTATAGAGCAGAAAAGACATTTTATAACGATGGAAAGTTCAAAGGAAAGGACAAAATTCGATTCACAGGCATGGAAGATCGTGCGAGTTATGAATGTTGGATGAAGAAGGTGAACTAAATGACATTAATTGATAGAAGAAGACGCGTATTTTTCATGATAGATAACGAGATTGTAGATGATGCAAGACTTTCTCATAAGGAAATGGCGGTATACATGGTTCTTTGCAGACATCTAAATCAGGAAACAGGGAGTTGCTTCCCTTCTTTACCAACAATCGGAAAGAAAGTCGGGATGTCAAAGAATACGGTAATCAAAGCTTTAAACAATTTAATTGAAATAGGTTACGTGACAAAAGAGAAGCGTTCATCTAAAGAACAAGGTGATATGTCAAACGTTTATTACGTTAATGACGTTCACGATTTGAACGGGGGAGTTCGCCAAATGAACCGGGGGGGTTCAGGAGATGAACCGGGGGGAGTTCACGAGGTGAACCCTAACAATACTAATCTTAACAATACTAATTTAACAATAAGTAGTAGTAGTAGTAGTAAGAATCCCTTCTCATTCTATGAAAGTAACATCGGTGTTTTAAATCCGTTCATGGCAGATGGCATAGAACAGTGGATTAAAGATACAAGTGAAGAACTTGTTATAGCAGCTATGGAACGTGCATTAAAACAACAGAAGAAATGGAATTACGCTGAAGGAATCCTAAAACAGTGGGCTAACAAAAACATTAAGACTTTAGCTGATGTGGAAGCAGCAGAAGCTGAATACCAACGAAATAAAGGAGCGAAGAACAATGCAGAGAGCGGCGGCAGCAATACCAATCGATATAGCCAAAAAGGTGAATATGACTATGGATTCTGATGTGTGTGATACACATAGCATGAATAAGATGAAGTTCGGTGGACAAGTTGTTTGCCCTCGATGCTTCCTTGAAAACGAAAGTAAGAAACTTCAGCAACAAGAACAAGCGAAATACGATGCGGATAAAGCGAATGAGAAGAAATTCATGTTCCACCAACAAAGCATGATTGCTGATAGCAACATTAAGAAAGCTAATTTTGATAACTACCAACCTACAAGCGATGAAGGAGCGAAGAACCTCGAACTCGCAAAGGTCATCGCTACAGATTATCTCAACGGAAAGATTTTTAACACGATTATGGCCGGGAATTGTGGAGCAGGGAAAACACATCTTGCTTACGCTATAGCGGATCAACTTGCGGGAGCAGGGAAGTCAGTTGTCTTCGTCACAGTTGGTGAATTGCTACGGAAGATTAAAAGTACGTTCAGTAAAGATTCTACCTTAACTGAAGATGCAATTATAAGAAGTTTAGTAAAAGCAGAAGTGTTAATAGTTGATGATTTAGGCGCGGAGTTAGGAGCATTAGATGCCAATACAAAAGCAACAAACTTCATTAATAGGGTGCTATTCGATGTTTTCGATGGTAGGCAAGGTAAATCTACCATCTTCACGACAAACCTTACAGGAGAGCGTTTAGAAGGTGCATATGATGAGCGGATCGTGTCACGTATCTTCAATAAATTTAGGGCGCTAGTTTTCAAAGATACAAAGGATTATAGAAGAAAAGCATTGCCATTTTAAAAGGGGGAATTAAGATGTGTGCATGTAACGGAACGGGAGTAATTCAGAATGACATTGGAACGGGTATGTATCAATTTGGACCATGTGTTTGCGAAGCAGGGAATCGCAGTCCTGAAGAAGTGGATAGAAGGCGTCATGCTGTTATGGCGGAGCTAAGAGAAATTCATCAATTACAACTGGAGGGGAAATGGGATGCCAAGACTTGGAACGTATTTGGAAAAGGAAAATTATACGATGGCGTTGCAGCAGAGGAAGTACATGAAGAAATCGCGTCGTAATTTGTATATCGCTTTAGAAGAGTTGGACCTGGTATTTGACGAAAGCGAAGTGATTCGATTGCAAGAAATGTGGAAGGAAGGCAAAGGAATCCTTGAAATCGCAAAAGAGTTGGGAAGACATCAATTAGAAATTGCCGCTTTGATTATGGATCAGGCAGACAAAAATATTATTAAATCACGTCCGATGGGGTTGGGAGCATGAAACAACTAACATTAGAGGATGTTGTGGGGAGTTTCGATTATGCAGCAACAAGTACAGCGGATAAGTTCTTGCAGCATAGCGTCATAACGTACGAAGTTCACTTTTACGATCAGGATGAGCGACAAAAAATAGATTGGTTTGATGTGGAAACAGAGAGCGAAGCATGGAGTGCGGCAGTGAAAGAGCATGGTAAAGGTATTCAGAAGATTGAAATAAAACATTCGGAACGTACGAGAAAAGAAATCATGGCATTGGATTAGGAGGGTGCGAAATGACGGTTTATATGCCAGTACCAACTGAAGAAGAATATGAAATAGCTGCAAAAAACGGAATCAGCAAAGAAGTGGTATATCAGCGGATTCATTATAGAGGAAAGACTGTAGAACAAGCGATTACAGAACCGCTGCAGAACGGATTGTTTCTGAAAAAATATCAGAAGTACATCGAAATTGCAGAAAGAAACGGGATTTCTTACCGGACATTTCATGCAAGAATGACCCAAAAAACAGTTCGCAAATGGACACCTGAAGAAGCGGCAACTATTCCTCCTAAAAAAACAGGGAGAGTAAGGAAAACGAAAGCTAATTCTCTTACAGAAGAAGATTATAAAAAAGCAGAGAAA